GCCTCAGATATCTTATTTTCCTTTAGGAACTTTTGGAGTTTTTCCATCCTTTATGGTTTTAATCTTTTTCTTTTGAGTTTCTATTTGCTTTTGAGCTTTGTTCTTAGCTTCTTCGTTTTGAGTTTGTTCGTAGAATTCCCACCAACCAAATAGTTTCTCAAGTTCTTTTACTTCGTTATTTATATTCGCCATAAGTTAATTGCTATTTTCCAAAATTCTAAATCAAATTCTAACATATCTCCTTCAAGTATTTCCCAATTGAGGGAATGAAGTAACTTAAATATATTGGCTAGCATTTGGAGTTGTGCTACTGAGGGGTTACTTACATATCTGTAATCACTATTTATACCTCCGTGTATTGCTAAACGTATTTCTGAGTGGATTTCGGTCTTAGGCCTCAGAACATGAATCTTACCTTCTCTATCTAGGAAGTGAGTAAACAAGTCTTCAGTGTGTCCTAATCCACCAGCGTGGTAAGTTTCAGTATCTAATTTTGGTTTCTTACGAGCATACTCCAACACATCAGTAGCAACTAATCTATCTGTGGGTCTTGTGTATGTCCAATAAACGTGGAGTTTCATAATTCAGACCATGATTCATGCTGAGTAAAGGAAGTAACCTTTTGTTCGTCTACAGACTTAGCCGCACTTGGATGAACAAACTCTTCCTTTGGACTGTTGTGGTTAATCATCTTACTCAAATACCACTGAGCTTTTTTCAAATCCTCAAGTCCACCCTTGTCTTCACATCTCCAAAGGTACTTAATTATGTTTGCAGTACAGATTGCATCCAATCCTTTTTTATTAACTGTGGCTGCCTCCAGAGCGTCAATACATTCAACGCCCCCCTGTCTATAATGTGATGGATTAACGTTGTCTTTCATATTATAGTATTTTACCACCAATGATTTTAAAGTTGTCAACGTGGAAAGATAAATCCTCATTGACTACAACACAAGCAAATCCATTTGCCCACTTTGTATAAGCGTAGGGACGATAGTCTGGACTTAAATTACATAATGAACCCGTAGACCAAACCCCAACTTGCTCACCGTGTAGATTACTTTCAGAGTGATGCGAAACTTGGTGGTTGTGACCGAACAATGTTGATGCCTTTGCCTTCAAGAAGAATCCACGTGCCGGGTTTACGGGTGAGAATACTGATTCTCCGAGTTCGTGACCATGCAATACGGTAAGTTTGCCTAACTTAATCATCTCGCGGTTGACAGAAATGATACCATAATCTTGAAATTTCAACAATGACTCTAAACTAATGTCGTTAAGGTCAGCCAACTCACGAGCATTTCTTAAAATATAGGCACGCATACGCTCCTCGTGGTTTCCAATCTTGTAATAAATTGGTTGTGTTGGGAATAACTCTCTCATATATTTTAGGAAAGTACGACCCATTTCTAATTCTTCTGAAATCTTGGGTCTGCGAACTTCCTTGGAGAAACGAGATACATCATAACAATCTAAAATATCTCCATTCAAAATAACACAATCAACATTGTTATCTACTCCATATTGAATAGCAGCAGCAAGTGCATCTTGATCGTGGAACGGTAAGTGAATGTCAGAAAGAATTAAGTATTTTCCAGCCCCTAATGTTACAGGAACCATATCCTCTGCACGAGAAATGATATTTAATTTTGCCAATCCTTCTTTTACAGTTCCGTGAGTTGCTTCAACAATGTGCCCAGCACTAATAGCCTGTTGTTTTGACTTTTCTCCTGATGCCCCCTTGTAATATCTAATTCGACTTCTGGCTGTATCTACGTCAGGAAATAGTCCTTCTTCCCTAGTAAAAATCATACCTGCTAACATACGATTCGGCATTTCGGGAAATTGTTTTATATAGCTCAATACTATATCTTGTTTTGTTGTCTTCATTTCTTTATAAATAACGATACAATGATACCCATTAAAAACGAAATAACCAAGTACCACCAATTGACTTTGTCAATGTATGCAACACGTCCAGCAACTTTAACCTCGTAAGGTATTGTATCTCTGTAAGTTATGGTATCGGGTTTAACCGTAACACCAAAGAAGTCTCCTTTCTTATAGATAATTAACTTCTTTGTCTCAATTATAGTATCGTATTTGATGATAAAAGAATCCCTATACTCAGGCACAGGCACTTTAATTTCTTTGATGATTGTGTCTCTTACAATTACCGTATCAGTCTCGGATAAATACGGATATTTGCGTATCAAATTGTCATATCTCTTCTTTGGAGATCCGCAGGAAATTAGTGCAATGCACGTTACGATAAATAATATATGTTTCATAGCACAAAGATAAGGTTTATACTTACAAGTTAACTATGAACCATAAATTATGAACTTATAGGTTAACGTACCAATGCATAAAAAACCCACACTACTGTCAAATAATGTGGGGTTATTCGGAGAGTTACCGAATTTGTCCTGTTTTTATTGCAAAAAACTAGACATTTTACTTATGAAATCTCACAAGCACCACCTGCACAAGCAGCTTGGTCTGCAAGATTTGTGTTGTCGCTAATTTCTACAATATTTGCGACATTTAGTTCAGACAATCCCTTGCTCAACTCTAAGTATTGTTCCTCAGTAATTGTCTCAAACGGAGTCTGTTGGTATGAGCCTAAGTCTTCGGGTAAGAAAGACAATCCGTTGTAGAAGTTTTGATTGTTCCACAACCACTCACCTACCTCTGCCCACTCATTTTGCTTGATGGTTACTGTTGCACTTACGTTGTGTGAATTATTTCCTGTGATGTGCCCAGGTTGAATCCAATTTTCATGCAAGTACTTCACTCTTTCCAAAAATGAGATGGCGGTCTCAGACCCTCTTGTAATTGCCCCCTTCGGTGCAGCCACAGGTATAGAGATAATAGATTCTGTCTGAGGCTTCATTACATTGTCTTCAAGCAACTCTGGATGATAAACCGAAAGGTAAGTATAGATTGCCTCGTTCTTACCTACACGAATCCTACGAATGTAATACTCATCATGCCAAGCGTGTACACCACTAGAAGTTCCCAATACCAATGAAGATGTTCCCGATGGTTTAACACAAGTGATACGAGCAGCAGGATTGATTCCAAGTTCATCAGCAAACCACACATTCGCAAACTTAGCAAATTCTGCAGCCACACCTAAATCTAATTTCATAACGGCTCCACTAGCAATACCCGTCATACCAATTCCAAGCAATGCTTCTTTCTCAGTAGTCTTTTGCCAAACAGCACGCAAGTAATGAAAATCAGTATAGGATGCTTGCAATGTTCCAATCACACTTGCCCAGTATACTCTATCGTTTAGATCAGATTGGTCTACAATGTCAGAAGCATTGACTTCCACCAAGTTACAGAACTGAAATGGTTGAAGTGCTATCTCACAGCAAGGATTAGTTCCCATTTCAATATCGTTACTGAAATAAAAACCAGGCTCACCACTGTTACTCAACTCAACCTTCTTCCAAAGATTTAAGAATGACTCCTTATCAACTACTCCATTTCTTTCAATGACTGCACTGTTGTTAGCACGTCCACGCTGAGGATTTAACTCCCACCAATCGCCAAACTTACAGGTTAACATATCCTCATCATCGTAATCAAATAGGGAAATCATAGCAGACCTACGAATACCACCACTCAACACTGCATCAGCGATGTGACACTGAATGTCGTGACAATCCACTGAGGTTAACTTCTCTCCGTTTTGCTTACGGTCAAAGATTGCTTCGATGTGAGTCAAACATAACTTCAATGGCTCAGGACCAGGAGCGACACCTCCACCTATTTTGATAGGTTCTCCTTTTGTTCTGATAGCACGATAATCAAATGTTGGCTTCCAACTACTTTGTCCAAAGTAAGCCTTTACTAATACTTTTACTGCATCTGCCCAACCTTCAATCGAATCACCGATTAAATATCTACGGGTCTTTTCTGCTTTCTTAATCTCAGGTAGTTTGTTTGTGTCGTGCTTTTGAACACTGTAACCAACACCTGTTCCGCTTAATAGTAAGAACATTGTTTCATTAAATGCTCTATAGTCATCTATCGGAAGATACGAGCAGTTAAATAATCTTGTGTTGTTTACTTCAATAGCCTTGCCTCCAAACTGAAGTGAGCGCATTGATGGAAGAATCTTTTTATCGTACACATACTTGTATGCTTTTTCAATAACTTCCGAGTGCTCAGGAAACTTGTCCAAATG